CAGGAGAGAAGAAGGGCCGAGTCCAAGGGCACGCGCGAGCGATTGCACTTGTGACTCGGACCTTGTCCGATCTTGGTTTCGATGTTTGTAATCCCACGGAGACAGCTCTACGTTTGCGTAGACATCAGAAGGTCTTGGACGGTTGTTGGCGTAGCTTGTACGCCAGCTTTGCCGCCGTTTTCGATCTTGACGTCTTACGTCGTAAGCGCCTCCGTGTGTGCCGTGCGATGGCTTGGCTTCTTCGCACTCTCGCGTGGTCTGGTCCTGAAACCGTGATGGCAGAACTGGCAATTCTGTCCTCCGGTTGTCGACTCAGGGCCCTACAAGAGGTTGCGAAGGTCAGCCGTTGCACGACAAAGTGGTTTGGCCAAGGTCCCCGTGGCGGCGTTGCTAGCCGCATTTTCTATGGTCAGCTCTCACACTTGCGCCGGTCCCTTCCTCAGGGGTCTAAGGCGGTGTGCGCGGCTGCACTAGAGAACCTTCCTCGTGTCCTGCTTTCTCCGGGGAGCACCCCAGGTGTTATCCTCCAGGCTCTGTCGAATCACGCTGCCTCCCTTGGGAGGCGTGTCCGCGTGACAGCGATGAACCTGAAGATCACCCGAGGGGCTACGATCCGGACAAAGAGGTCGGAAGGCGGGGTTGCCGCGGAGTGGCAATCACTCCGTCAGCAATTACCTCGGCCAATGGAGGAACTGGATGACCGAACAGGGCTAGCTACCCTGTACGGCCGTCCCCCTGAGAGTTGCGTGTACCGCATGCGTGAGATCGTCAGCTCTGACGGACTCCATCGAAAGCGAGACGACCCTGATCCCTGGGTGCTTGGGGCCCAACCGTGGGCCCAGTGTGAGGGTGATCGTCTCGCCGCGGAGTCTATCCGTCTCCTGGCGTCTCACTATCGAGCGGGCCGCCTGCCCCTCGCCTCTCCCGAAGCCGTTCCTGAACGGGGTTGGAAGGCGCGAGCGGTGACGAAGGGACCTGCCCTTGTCCAAGTCGCTGGCCAGTTCATACGCAAGATCCTGTTTTCCGCCCTGCGGAAATACGGTCCTGTAGCTAATGCACTGGCCGGCCTCGAGGAGAAGGCTGTCCATCGTCTTCTCAGGTGGGATGGTCCGGGTGTACCCGGCGACGCGCGAGTCCTGTCCTGCGACCTAACCCAGGCTACCGACTACCTTCACCATGACGCTGCCATTGCATCATGGGAGGGATTTTGTTCGGGAGCTGGCTTGAGCCAGGACATTCTCGACGCGGGCCGGATACTGCTCGGTCCCGTGTTCCTCCGGGTCTCTGAAGGGGCCATATTGCCTGACGAGGACTTCGTCCACGGGTCAGAGGAGATCGTGGGGTGGGCCAAGACTAAGCGGGGGGTCCTTATGGGATTCCCCCTATCTTGGTCCATCCTTTGCCTGACGCAGGCTTGGGCCGCCGCCAGTGCCCGGGAAGTTGAGAATCTCCCGGTACACTGGCGCACGGCGCCTGCTCATTGGTCCACGACCTTCTCGATTTGTGGCGATGACCTTGTCGCCTTATGGCACCAGTCCGCAATCCAGGGGTACGAGAAGAACATTGCACTACTGGGATACAGGATCTCAGTCGGCAAGCACTTCTCGTCCAGGGTCGGCGGAGTGTTCCTAGAGAATCTCTTTCTGGTTCAGGGGGCCCTTCAGGCTCCCCACTTCCTCCCTCGGGCGAAGGTCTACAAAGAGGTTCCCAAGTCAGCACTCCACCTACTCTCCTGGGCGGAACGAGTGTCTCTGCGCCCTGATGGGCAGGGTAGGTTGTTGGTGGATGTGTGCCCTCGTCGGCTCATGACGAAGGAGCAGACCAGGAGACAGTTGGGCTACTACTTGGTCCGTATACGGTTCCTTCGAACTGTCCCGGTGCGGGGAGTGATCCCCTCCGGCGATGCTTCGATGGACCCACGGGTCAAGGTTGGCCCCGCCTTGGCGGAGCTGGCGCGGTCGAGGGACCGTGCTACAGTTCTCCGCCTAGGGTGTGTCTTCTGGGGTGCTCTCTCCGAGCGCGCCCGACTCGAGCACATCATCCCCCAGCTGCCTCGTGAGCTTGGCGGAGCAGACCTACCGTGGGCACGGGTGAACCCTCGCGGGTTCCGTGTCCATCGGCAGGTCCTCACCTCTTTCCTTTACGGCCGTACGGGTCCATTAGATGCGAGTCTAATGTCACGTATTTGGGCCGCTTCCGAAAGAGACTTCCGCCAGACCACGGCAGAGTATCTCGTGCGGGATCAATTCGAGGCCGGTCATGGTGAGCTCAAATTCGTGCGAGGGGGGTCTGGTGAGATCCCCCTATCCTATGTGAAGGATGTCCTCGCAGACACCCTTGAACGGGTCGTACAAGAGTTTGGGCCACCTACCGGTGACGAGGCGATCCCTCCTGGGTTCGTCCGGTGTCTCAAGGGTGTTCACCGCCGGTTCCTCGCAATTCTCAGCGAGAGTCGGTGGGGGCACCCCATGAGGCTCGGGGAGCACGGGCTCGAAAAGGTTGTGAAACGATTCGAGTCCGCGTTCCGCGACTGGACGATAACTTCAGATTCCACCACTTATATACAAACATCGAATGCAGCTGCGTATGAGCCCATATATCCAATGTCTC